GCTTCTAAGACATCTATATACTGCTCTAACTCAAGTATTTGTTTCAGAGTCTTATTGTTTTCAAGTATCTCTACAGACTGCTCTGCCCTTGGGCAGTATTTATTAGTAGCTAACATAAGGAAAAACCTACTCTCATGCGAGAGAGAGCAAGTTTCTTCTACTCTTTTGGAGATAGCTCTGAACTCTCTACCTGCTTGTTCTGTGGATTCGTCATTTCTTGAAACTTTGTAAGGATTTCTGAAGTATCTATCCCCTTCGCCTTGAGAAATCCTGTCAAAAAATCCCCAAAGTTCTCCTGTAATGCCCACTGAACTACAGCAATAAGCTCTCCGTAGTTACCCCTGAAGTGTTCATCAAAGTCTACTAGCTTGCCATCTACAGTCAGGTTTCTGACTATCTGTACAACAACATCTACTACGTCTACTCTGTCTAGACCATCTACTAGGGCAATAGCAATATCTCGCCCCATGTTATCCATCTTGTAGTTGTCATCGTCATCACTAAAACTTCCTGAATCAAAAGCTGTACCTAATGAGACACCTACTAACTTGGTTAATTTAATACCTAACGTCAGACCTTCTCGCGCAGGTAGTAATGTAATTTGGTAGTTCTTTCCGTTTATACTTTTATTGGTTACACCAATGTTTAAAACTGACATATATATTCTCCTCCTAATGAACACCTATACGCACAGGTGTTCATTCCTCTTAATAATTAAACAGTAGCAGCTACAGTCTCTAATGCTGCTGAAATATCTGCTAAGACACCTAATGTATCTGTCGCGCCCTCTGGTACAGATAAAAACTTATACTCTTCTACAAATAAAGTCCAAGTTCTATCCTGTCTCTCAGAAGCACCTACCAAAGTAGGGCCACCTTGAATATGGACTCTGCTGAACTTAGCAATAGCACCACCAGATGGATCTTTATATGTAAATGCACCTCTGTACAATTTCTTATTTAAACGTTGAAGCTCGATGACACCAGATAGTAAAATGTTAATTGGTGCATTCTGATATACTGTCAACTCTACTGTACCTGTCTCATCTGGACTGATACTCGTACCTACTGAGCCATCAGCACCTACCTTACTAGATGTAAAGTCTGAACTTTGACTAGCACTCATAAACGTTTCAGCTAAACCATCTACTGCTTTACCCATGAATGCAACTTGTACATACCTACTTCCATAATCTTCTAATTGTGTTGCCATGTTTTATTATTCCTTAAGGTTGAGCATCATAAGTTAAGCTGCCAGTGATTTTCACTGTTTGGATAGCACCTGATAGGTAAGCTGTAAATGCACCAGCGAAGTCTTGTGCTGCAACATCTCCAAAACTAATATCTTTACGTTCAGGGAAATTAATCACATAAGGATTATTTTTCTGTAAGATATTAGGTTGTGTATCTGTCTCTACATATCTGTCTAATACAGATGTTAATACATTCTCAAGGTCTACTATCCCTGAATCTGTGTAAGGTACAATAGGTCTATTAATCTGGTAGGTTTGATATGCCTCTGTGATACGAGCATCTAAGAAATCTCTGTTTCTTATCAAATCTACGAAGAATGTAGCACTACCTGATACACTACCTCTACGTGTAATAGGGATGCCACCTACAACCTCAGTCCAAGATGAGTTCTTATCTTTAAGATTACTCTTGTTTGTTGCAGATAAGTAATTACCAGTTAGAGGGTTCTTAGCTGCTGAACTCTTAATGATATTATTAGATACAGCTTTTTTACCTGCATCTGCTGGAGCTAGGATAGATATGTATTCCATCTCTGGGAATAGTGTATCTGCTTCATGGTGAAACCAATGAGATGTACGGAATCTGGCATTCTGTTTTAGTAATGAAGGAATGTCTGTAGCACTCTCTGAGTACACACCTAGATCGGCTTGGTTCTGAGTAGATACCCAGTACTGCTTCTCTCTCGCTTCTATATCTAAAGATAAAGCCATTACAAATGCAGACTCATGATCATTACAAGCTACAAAGTAGAAGTCATTATCAGCATCTACAATAGTCGCCATAATGTCAGCAGCAGTCTGAGTAGTTACAGTGACATAAGTTTGTCTGGCTACATCTGTTACTGCATAAGCATCTACACCTGATTTAGCTAGTGTAATGCTGCCTGTGTTATCTGTTACTGTTACACCTGTAGGACTTCCTAGAGCTGTAATCAAAGCATCTGTTACATTAGTAGCTGTCTCTGAACCTGTAGAGGTAACGAAAGTAGCTGTAGTAGTTACATCTGCTGTATCCAATACTTCTAGTGTATAAACTTGACCAACTGCTGTTACAGCTTCAGGGGTGAATGTAATACTATCTACTTCACGTCTACCCACCTTAACAACACTAGGATCAATGTCTTGAGAGAATGCTTGTTGCATAGCCGCATAGACATTTGAACTTGTTGGGATATCATCTGCTACTTGAGAAAAGCTAGAGTATTGACGTGTTTGTTCTTTAAACCATACATGGTCTGCGATAAACAAAGGGATTCCGAAGGATGCCCTAGATACTGCTGAAACATCCAGTGAGATGTTTACTGTGGTGATTTCTTGATAAGCCAAGATTATTTCTCCTTTAAGAAATTTTATTAATTACTATGGTACTGGAACGACTACATCTAAATCTAATGTACTATCATCTGTATTAGTTAAATCCCCGTTTAGGTTTATATTTGCTATAAGCCCTGTCTCTACATCTACAACAATATCTGTCATAGTTAGAGAGAGATTAAATGCTGCAACCTCTAAGTATCTGCTGGAAAGCTTTTCTGGTAGAGATGAAACTGCAAATACATCTTCTATCTTGCCACTTGTCCCCACCTCTACATCGTTTAAGACTCTATCCACTCTGAACTTACCTTTAAGAGAGTGTGCTATAGATAGTGAGTCTGGGCCATACACTGTATATTGAAACAGTATTCTATAGTAGGAGGCAACCCAAGGTTCTCCAGCGTCATTAACACCTTGAGATATTCGCCAACTGCCTGAATCATCTATTGTTATAATATCTACAGCAATATATGGGTAACTCGGAGTAGTCTGTGTATCCCTTGCTAATATAACAGCAGGGACATCTGCACCAGACTTCCTAACAGTACTAAGCTGGCTCCCTACCTCTTTAGCTGCAATATCGACAAATGTATTAGTTATTGCTGTTATATCTAATGCCATTTATGATTGCCTCTGTTGAGAGAGTTTATCTTCTCTGATGAAGATAGATTCGTAATGGTCTGCATTAGAACCATGTCTAGCCCAGTTAGCTACATTATCTGCTATGTAATACCTAGAATCTATTAAGACTCGATCCGCTTTGGTATCCTCAAACTGATCTGCCTCTTTGACAGGTGTTGATCCTATTAGAATAAGAGCATCAGAAGTTTTAATACCTTCTGGTAGTTGGTACTCTTTGCTCCCTTTCTGGTAGGGTTGTATGCTAAATAGTCCACCACTTACTAATACTGGTGGGTTATCTATATACTTGTTATCACTATTTAGTTCACCTCCCGTACTCCTCTCTAGTGTAAGAGGGGTTTGCATAATACGTGATCTCATTACATTCCTACCTCGTCTACTTTATTATTAACGGAAGATTTAAAGGCTGTAGCAGATTGAAGTTCGCCTGTATCTAATAGAGGGGTACTGTTATTACCCACTACAGGCATTAAGTATCCTGCCCTACCAAATGTATTAGCATACTCATCTCTCAGCACTGTACCTAACTCTACAAGGAAAGCCTCACTTGCCTTGCCTGTAGTCAGACTCTTAGACCACTTCCTATATACAGCCTTAACTTTAGGATTCTTTAGGAAGCCTTTATTCTTAATCTGGTTGTGACTGAAGGCGGCTAAAGGATTCTTAACAACACCTTCTTGTACAGCTCCATGCGCCCACAACTCTAACAAGTCTGGATAAGTTAAGTCTGAATCACTACTATGCTTACCACTAGATGCAAAATGACCAACCTGTAGGTTATTGTTCTGTAGGGTATTAAGACTCTTTAGAAGCTTGTCTATTTTTCCGTTTTTCTTTCTTGTTACTTTCGCTTTTAACATTGACAACCTCTTTAACTGAGGCTACCTCTTTGTCTAAGGTAATCTCTCTGTCTTCGATGACATTGCCATCTTTATCTTTAACTACTCTCTTTATCAAAGGTATTCTCCTATAATGTTAAGTTGTTAGTAGTGCAAGTATCTACAACTACAGCCTCAGCCTTTATTGCTTGTATTCCAAAGGTTGTAGGTAAGTTATAACCACCTTTAGGTAAGTAGGGGCAAATATCTGATAAAGAGTTTAAGAAGTCTTTCCAGACGGATGTACCATTCTTATCTGAGTACTTATACCTTACATTACCCACTTCTTCTTCTATGATAGATGCTGAATCAACAGAGTACTTAGTGTTGTTCATCAGCCCAGCCACTTTAAGACTCTTACATAAAGCCTCTGCATAGTAGATTTCATCATCTTCTGGTATATGGTTATCTACTACATTATCTATAATAGATGTAAGCTGAGATGTAGGTAATGCGTTCTGATCTGGGAGGTAAGTAACTAGGTCACTTA